ATTTGTATATTTTTTAGTAATTCGGCTAATGCAATTAATTTTTGATTGGGCGGTGTTGTTGGTTGACCGGGAGCAGTAGGTTGTGCTAATGAAATACCAATCAGTATTTGTCCAATTGCAGCAATAGTTTGTAGTGTAGTTAAAATTGGTGGTAAATTATCTGCAATTTTTTGTAAAGATTCGGCAATTCTTTTTAAACGTTCTAGTTCTTTTTTTAAATCATTAACTACCGCATCGCCACATTTAGTACGTTTCGGTAATCCTAAAAGCTTTCGTTCTAATCGATCTATAATTTTATCTACTAAATCTCGCTGATCTAATATTAATGGTACTACAACTGGTATAATTGTTAATACTATTTTTGGTATCTGGTTATATGGAAAGACAGTTGAAGACATTCATACTCCTATATGTTATTTTGTAAATCTTGTGATACAAAGTCATTCTCTTGCAACTTATCATGTAATATATTAACATTGTCAATTTTTTGGCCAGTACCAGATTGTTGATCTTCCCATGGTTCATCTAGTTTTGGCTGAAAATATGATTTTAGTAAAGGATTAATAGTTACCGGCGTATCTCCAGCTACTAATCCTCCCATTTTTATCATATCAATTAAAGTTTTTAGTATACTTTTAACCTGAGTGCTATGTAAACCAAATTCTTTTTGTTCTATATCTTTTACTCCAATAGATAAGTATGGTGTATTTATTTCTATTGATTTTTTGGTATCTAAAACAATTATATCAGATTTTGATTTCAATATAATTCGATCAGCGACCCCGATAAATTGTGATGCATTAAATAAAGACTCGCTATCTACATCTTTTGTACGTAAAATGTTGTTTAATTTAAAGTTAGGTAATTTCTGTGTACTTGTTAGATATAAAGTAGATGCGTCGGTTTCTATATTTTCAGAAACATAGAAAGATGAAAATCTAGGTAAATTTTTTCTACCGTTAGAAAGTATAATTATTGGATCACCTTGCTTAGCAGATCCTTTCCATGGAACATTTACGGTATAACGATCCATATTACCATTTAAATCTACCGTACTGCCAAATCGTATACTATTTCCAAATCTACCCTCTAATAGTAAATCTCCTTCATATGGCTGTAATGGAGAAATAGCACGATCTGATAGTTTAAATGTTTTTCCGGGTGTACTACTATCAATTTCTGATTGAGATTGTCGTTTTGAAATACCAGGTAATATATTTGCATGTATGTTAGACTGTAAATCTATTGTGGAAAGATAGTACCAGGATTGATTTTTTCTGTTTTCATTAGTAGCATTTTGATTGTATGTTCGATATATTAAAACATACTCACCAACTAATGGAATTCGCTTTATATTAATATCGCTTGGTTTAGCAATAAACGGATCCAAATTAAAATAAGATCCGCAAGATCTACAACGTATTGCAAATAAATTATTCGCAGCATTTGGATTAGTAGATGGATCTACATACTGATATGTATAATCAAATTCTAAAACTTCTGCAACATCAAATTCAATATTATGCATCCATATCCTTTTGTATTTTAGATTTAGCCGCTTCTATTTTTTGCTGCAACAACTTATCATCCTCTTCAATTCTATCAATTTCATCCTCTAACTCAGAAGTTAATGTAGTTTCAGCAACTTTAAGTAATTGTTGCTTTTCTTCATCACTTAATAAACCATCTGCTCCAGATATAGTTTGTTTTGTAGAAATATAACGTTGAACAATAGCTGTTAATTTTACAAGATGATCGTCATTTTTAACTGCTACATCTAAATATTCTTTAATTAACGGAACAATAATTGTAGCGTCAGATGCATTACGAATTAATGGTTGTAGTTGTGCTATCAACTGATTAATTTGTCGATCCTTCTTTTTTGAATTGTGATATACATCAGACATTAAGTCAGCAAAACTTGTTCCTTTAAACAATTCATCGTTCTTATCCATATTATGTTTCCCTATTTAAATAAATATTAAAATGGCAACTTTATGAAATCGGATTGTTCATATTCTAAAAAGTAGTCTTCGTATATTTGTTTTAGAGTTTTTACTACTCGCGTAACCGCAGTTGTTTGTGAAGAGTCTAATCCAGTTCGTTCTCGAATTAAAATATAAAGACGCTTTTTATTAAAATCTTCGATATCTTCTCGCATTTCAAAAATATGAAGTATCGAATCAGCTACGTGTATATCTAACGGATTTGTAAAAATATAATTTAAATTTTTATAACAATGATCAATAAAAGCATCCATAAAATACTGCAAAGTTTCTCGCATTTCATTATTATGCATTTCAGTTATAACATTGCGTTGTTCATCTACGTCTAATTCTAGTGCGTCTGATTTTAATTTTTTATAAGCTCGTTCATTTTCCCCAATTAAGTAGTTATATGATGTTCTGGTATAATATGAATATGCCTTACCAGAATTAGGATCAAACTTTCCTAATCGCTCCGTTAAGTATGTTACCAAATCTGTTTGTAAATCGGTAAATGAAGAATCGATATATGTAGGTTTAATTGTGTTTATAAGATTTTCTGCCATTTTCATGAAAGCTGGATAGATAAATCTTCGGTAGATACGTTCACGTAATACAAGATTATCATCTATACGATTATATGCTAATATTGCAAATTCTGTTATCTTTGTAAAGTAAACATTACTTTTCTTCTTGCGCTTCGCCATCAAATTGTTCTTTTAATTCAGTAATTGTTTGACTTAGCATTTGGAATGTAGTTCCAGCTTCATCATCTTTTTCAAATGCACCTAAACGGTCAATTTCTTGCATTGCCTCATATGAGTGTATAATTTTACCATACATATACTCATTTGTAAGTTCTAATTGTTCTATGTATTCTTGAGCATCTGCAAGTTTACCTGCCAAATACCAAATACGGTATGCAGCATATCCTATAATTCCAATTACCGTAATTGATATTAATATTGTCCAAATCATATTTAGTCTTGATTAAATGCGTTAAAGATATCTGTTAACGTTTTTTCAACATCAGGATTGTTTTCTGCTAGATTCTTCAAACCGTTACTTTTAGTTACTTTGCTTTTTTCTGAAACTGGTTTTGGAGTAGACGCATTTTTATTTCTCCATTGTTCGAACTCAATTTGAGCTGCCATATGATCTGCATGGTGCAAAATAATAGGCATATTGGTTTTTAGCTTTGCTTGTGCGGATCTGGCTACAAAATACGGTTTATTTGCATCATCATACATTCCATCATGAATCTTAATAGCCTGATATTCATTCCAAGACATTTTAATATCATATTCTTGTAGTAACCAAATTGAAAGATCTGGTACCATCGAGAATGGAATATTTTCATTGTGCTTATACATCTTATTCTGATTCTTACGATGCCAATCTGATGTTTCTACTTGATATACTTCATTACCTTCACCCGGAAATCCTACTTTGCCTAGATCATGATGCATAGCAGCAAACATTAATTCTTCCATGGTATATCCAGACACATCCGCTCCGCCCAAATCCCAAGTATTATGTAACGATTTGGCACAAAACATAACTCGTCGTATATGATCTACATATCCTCCGGCAAATGCATTGTGAAAATGTGCGATAGATGAAGCTGGCATAAGTACAATGCGATCTTCTAGATCATTATACATTGCATGCAATTTTTCAGATCTGGTAGGGAAGTACATATCAATTTCTTCACGAAATCTTTCCCAATTCTCTTTGATTTGTTCTGCTGTTAACATGTTTATTAAAATAATAGGTAATTACTTGCGAACTTCCAAATGTTCGCCTCGAAGTAGTTTAGACACGCACCGAAAACATGTAATTGCATCTGCCTTCACATCTACACGATCAGAAACATGATCACAATACTTACATTGCAATCGTTTATAACCTTTTACGGTAGGAGTTTTTGATTTTCGCATAAATTATTTTTTACGGATAGATGCTTTAATATTTTCTAATTTTGTCATTGCAATGTAAAGATTTTGCAAAACGGAAGCTTTATCAATATTATTATCTTCAATACTCTTTCCAAGAATTCTAATAACCTCTTTTACTTCATCTAATCGTTCTTCTAACGGCGTTTGTCCAACGTACGGCATAACTTTTCCTTTTTATTTATTATTATTAAATTATATTATATAAATATGTTATTATAATATTATGGCATTATTTTGACAACATTCTACTCCTATCTGAATAAGAGTCTGCTCTTTAGCCTTAGCCTCAACCTCAATATCTAAATCTGCTACACCATAAGTGTCAGGAAGCTGAGTAATAAAGTCAGCATGCGCTTGTTCTTTGATCTTGGTAAACTCTTTGTATTGCTTGTGAAAGGTAGGCCATGAAGCAATATTCTCCATAGAGATACCATGATGCTCGAACATGCGCTCAATAAGAAGTTGCTGTTCGCGTCTACGAGATTCTGAATAATGAGTGCATTGAGTAACACCATGACGTTGCCAAGTCTCACGTGCCATAAAGAATGCTTCTTGTTCAGATAAAT